CGCCTTCATCTGGATTGGTATCGTCTGGTGGAGTTTGTTCGTTGTTATCAACTGGAACATAAGAAGATCCACCAGTTAAATTAGAACTTTGTGTTGTAGGAATAGAAATAACAGTCTCAGTATAATCGCTTACTGGTCCAGACCAGTTAGCAACTCTTATTGTATAAGTAGCTCCTTCTGTCAAACCAGTTAGCTGTATGGACTCTGGTGCACCATCTGTATTATATGTTCCACCAGCATAAGGATTTTCTGCATTTGGATCATCTGTAACAACTTGATAATACCACGTATTTGCTGTATATCCTACTGGCAACTCAGGAGCAATTGTCACAGTGGTTCCTTCAATAATTGGCTCTGCAAGTATTGGAGCAGGTGTAGGAATATTATTATTAATAGCAGACACAAGCTGTCCTGCTTTAGTATTTAATGATGACTCAAGAGATGTTTTTGTTGATACTGCTGAGTTTATGGTATTAGTTAAAGATGTTGTGTTTATAGCATTTATATTAGAAGTGTTTGTTGTATTTTGTGCAACAACTGGAGAAAGACTTTGATTTAGTTGAGTAATTGTTGCGTTTGCTGCATCTACTGCTGCTTGAACTGTTCCTGTATTTGGATCTACATATGGAGTAAATGCTGAACCCTGACTTATTTGTCCAGAAAATCCAGTTCCAGAATTTGTATCTGTAATTTGTGTTATTGCTCCATTATAAGTTTCTCTATAATTAAATCTTGCACCATTTGGTATTGGTCCAACAGCAGTTACATTTGCCATCCATGCACCATCATTTGGATTTACATCAGCATTAAATCTTACTTGAACCATTTGAGTAGAAGCATCTTGTTGTGGAAATGGTCTTAAATCCCAAGCAATATCTAAACTTGTTCCAGTAGTTGAATATGTAATTCCAGTTCCTGTACTCCAAGTAGTCCAGTCCCATCCAGCAATAGATACTGAAGGTGCGCCTGGAGTTGTGTGATAAACCCATCCTTCATTTGTTCCAAATGTTATTGTTGCATTTGATCCAACAAATACATTATTATAAACAGTTCCGCCCATTTGCATTCCGAATGGAAGATTCATTTGAACACCAGCATCATCTACGCCAGCAAGTACATTTGTAGTAGTTCCTATAGTTGCCTGTAAATTATTTACGGCTGTTTGAGCATTATCAATTGCAATATTGGCTTGAGTTAATTCAGTTTGAGCAGTTGCTTGTGCTGTAGATGCTTCTGTTTTTGCTGTAACGGCTTCAGATATTGCTGTTTGAGCCTGAGTTATTTGTGTGGATACATTATTTATTGCGGTAGTTGCAACAACTACTGTATCTTTTGCATCCTGAATTACTTGAGAACTTTGATCTATTGGGGTAGCAGATAGATCAACATTATTAATAGTATTAATAGCGGCTTGAACATTATTTATTTCTGTATTGGCCAAAGATATTTTTGATGTTACTTCTGTTGTAGCTGATTGAGCTTGAGAGTATTCGGTTTGAGCCTGTGTTATTTCAGTTGTAGAATTTACAGTAGCATCTATGGCTTGCTGTACTTCTGCAGCAGCCGTTGCAATTGCTGTGTTTACCGCCTGTTGTGCTGGACTTACCACAACCTGTTCTGATCCGCCAGATTCTGTTCCGTATGCTATTGATGGTGCAACTAAAAAAAGCCAGCCGCTTACAAAAGCGCCTAGCAGGAATAGTTTTAACTTCCTAGTCAATTAGACTTCTCCGATGTTACATAACTTGTTTAAGTAACATTTAGATTATAGCAGTTAAGTCCTGCTAAATGAAATTAGTTAACTACTTTTTGTTGTCAGTCTTGTAAAATCCAGAACCTTTAAACTGTATACCAAATGATCCGTAGTTTCTCTGTAGTCTTTTGCCACAACCGTTGCAAAGGTAGGTTGGCTCAACGTCCATAATTGATCTTTCTTTAGAAACAATCTTGTCTGGAGAACACTCACATTTGTATTCGTAGATAGGCATTACTTTCCGCTCTTTTTTCTCTTTTCAGCTAAGGCTGCAAAGTCTTTGACCTTAGTTTCCCCCATGTATCCCCACGCATAACCATCTTCAATCATCTGCTCATTAACTGATTTTGCATTGCCATCTAGATAAACCCAACCAAGTATTCTGCCATACTTTTCTGAGCTATCTGGCTTTTCTGTTTTTACAACTATTTCTTTAGCATCTTTAAACTTGTACTTTAAATACTCTTTAGATTCTAGACCTAAAGTTTTCTCAAACTTATCTGTTGTTCTTGACTCTGGGGTATCTATTCCAGCCAATCTAAGTCTTTGAGAATATGAAATGCTGAATCCAAGATCGATGTCAACATCAATGGTATCTCCATCAACTATTTTTGTAACTTGCTTTACTCTGTACTCAAACATAATTCTCCTTAAATTGTTAGGAGCAGTTTATACACTTGCTCAGGTGTATCCACGGGTAGCAGCCCGCTTATAATCTGCGACTCCCCAGTGACGGGGTGCAGATCTTTATTATACTATTTATTTGATTTTGATTGTCTTTGGCTTTTCCTCTTCAGGAACTACACGCTCAAGATCAATTGTTAGCATACCATTTTCTACCTTAGCTCCAGATACTTCGATATATTCACCAAGGGCAAATTCACGAGTAAATTTACGAGCAGCGATACCACGATGTACGAACTTGGCGTCATCCTTGTTATCTTTAATTTCACCCTTGATAACAAGTGTCTGATCCTTCATTGTAATATCTAGATCTTCTTTAGCAAATCCAGCTACTGCAATTTCGATTATGAACTTGTCTTCATCATCTGTTTTGATGACGTTATAAGGTGGGTATGTTGAGTTTGATGCGTGGCTGTGAACTCTTGAAAGTCTATCTAGTTCACGATTGAAGCCAATAAAAAAGGGATCCTTGAATAGGTCCCATGTATATGTTGTTACCATTTTATTCCTCCTATTAAGCGAATAAGTTAATTTATGTAGGCCCCTAATGGCGACCTACATATATTATATCAAACTGGTTTTTTAAAGTCTAAAAAATCTTTTTCTGCTTTTCTTTCATTTTTTCTTCGTTGGCTGTAGCAGCATATAGGGCTCTTTGATGTGCAGCTGCTCTTGACTTGCTTGGATGGCATCCTTTAAGTTCGCCATTCTCATTTACTACTGCCCAACCTTTGCATCCTGCTACATTTTGTTTAACGTCGTATGGCATAGTTCCTCCTAGTTGTCTGGTATTTCTGGCATATCAATTGGCAATACGCCTCTTTCTCTTGCTATTTTAAATCCTTCTTCGCTCAAAGTTATCGTTGCTTCTAGATTTTCATCATATTCTATATTTATTAAATCTTTTTCATATAAATCTAATAAGGTTTTATCCACATATTCCATGTGAGCTTCCCATAATTCTGGAGCAATTTCTTTAGCATCTTCGCTAATAGCGAATATCATTTCTCCATCTTCCGCAACTCCAGCAACCTCGACAGCACCTATTTCAATGTAATGGGCGAGCTTCATGTCGTCCTCATAATCCTCTGAACTATAGTCCATATCCATATTATACTCCTAAATGGTGCCTATACGATTTTGATTCCTGCTATATGTTCTAATAGCATGGCAATTAGCGCATACTATATCGCATTTAGCCATTTCCTCAAATCCCTTTTCTCTACCGTATCGTGAGTATATTTCACTTACGCTTCCAACTTTTTTAAATTCTGGTTTGTGATCGAATTCAAGCATATAGTGTGGATATTTTTCCCCACAGTCTATGCACCCAGATTCTTCTTTTATCTTCCAAACTTCTCTTCTTAGTTTGGCTTTTGTTAGATTTCCTCTAGTTAAAGATTTTTGTTTTTGCCCATCTCCAAGGTGGTAGGCTATTGTTCCCTTTGAACATCCTAGGATAGATTGTATTTCTCTGTAGGACTTACCTTCGCCTCTAAGCTTTAATATATTTTCTTTGTGATCCACCATTTCCTCTTTCCTTGTAAGTCCGCAGAGTCAGACTTGAACTGACGATAACCGAATTATGAGTTCGGGGCCTTAACCAACTTGGCTACCTGCGGTTAGCCTATTGTATTGTGCCGTCATCGTTTTTGTCAATAGTTGTTTCTACTATTTGTTGAACATAGTCAGAAAAATGTTTTCTAACGCTGCCAGCTGGTCTAGACCCAATAGTTTTCCACAACCTCTTGTACTCTATAACATTTGAAAATGTTGTTGGACAAAGCATTACTCCGTTGTATTCTTTTAATACAGTTGGGAGTGGGACATGCTTACCGCAACATTTACACTCTTTAGCTTTATCTTGATATATACTCATACTATTTCCATTCCTTCTAGTACATCTTTAAGATGATCAGGCATTTTAGGTGCACGAATTAGATTACCCCTAACGGCAGTTTCTTCTTCTCTATCCCATGTCAATGTGTCATAGGTATGTATTTGCACTTCTTCAGAACTATCTCTTTTAGTTCTAATTATAGAATTATAAATAGATCCACAAACGGCATCCGCCAAGTCTTTCGAACCTTTTCTTGGGTGATCTACTTTGTCCCTCATAATTTTTAATTGCAATAGTTCGTCTATCAACAAGGGAACATGGGGGCCAGATAATCTTTCTTCTAAAACAATCATTGCCATATCGTCATAATGTTTTTTAGCCACAGATAAAGTTTCAGTATTAATTCCGTATTGTTTTAACTGCTGCATCATATCGTGAGAATTCCAGCGGTCAAAGGTACATAACTTAATATTAAATCCAGCTGCCCTTAAAGAAAGAATATAATCTCTTACTTCAGAAAAATCAACAGACTTGTCTGTTGTTGGTGTCCAGTACCTAACAGCATCTACTTCTACAATTGGTGCTGGTTGAGAATATGTATCTGTAACCTTAATGTTTACCCAATTTTTTACATGAGACATTGCTACAGCGCAATGGTCATGTTTTTGTGCAAGGTCTACGTGCATGAAATATTCTTTATCTGGATCTGGTTTAAACCAAGATTCCATTCTTCCAAAATCATCAATTGCTAAGGCTGTATTATTAAAAGCCTTTTCAATCTTTTCTCTTGATTTAAAGAATGCATCGATTGCTTCTGGTGGCATGCAGGCAAATCTACTCAAAGCATCTGGCATATCTCTATAAAAGTCTACTTTAAAATCGTCTATCTTTTTAGTTGGATTTACATCCCATGTTGGTCTTTTGATAGCATATGTTCTTGGAAATAAGTATGACTTAATATGGTCTTCTTCCCACTCAACAGTAATTTCATTACCATCAGTTCCGTCTGGAAGTTCATCGTCCATCTTCAGCAACTTGCTTCTAACAACTGTTTCCTTTTCTGCAACAACTGCATCGTAAAACTTTTGAATTGGATCGTTCTTAAAGCGTGGGAATGATAATAGAATAACCTTCCCAAAGTCTGGGAAACGAGAAATAACAGATCCACGATACATTGAATATATAGCATCAGCTGTTTTAGCCTGATCGTGACCAGTAGTATTTTCAGTGGCAAAGCCTGAGATTTCGTCTAGGATTACGGCTATTACGTTATAACCTTCCCAAGCCTCACGCTCAGAGTGTCCAGAATATACGTTTACGCTTTTATCAAACTTAATTTCTGATGCCTTTGGCTCGTATTTACCTACGAACCATGGGGACCTTTCAATTCTTGTTTTAAATCCTTTAAAGAAAACGTTGTTAGCCTGTTGAGCGTTAATAGCGATATTAAGAATATCAATTGTATCTCCAGGTGGCTTTCCATAATATGTTGCTGGATCTTTTAGGCATAGTAGCAAATATACTATATATGCAACTGAAATTGTAGAACAGTAGTCTTTTCCAGAACCTTTACCCAATTGAGCAATAACTTCGTTGCATGTCTGCTTAAATCTTGTTCTTCCGTCTTCTTCTCCAAATAATTTAATTAAAGTAGCTTCTTTATAAATTTGAGAAGATTTTTCAATTAATGTGTATTGATATTCTGAAAGCGGTGGAAGGCCAAGATACTCTGGACTTGTAACAAATGTACGCAAATCTACTGGACGCTCATCAAATTCTTCGCCGTCCAATATATCAATTAGGTCATTAAAATTAAGATCCATCTGAGCTTTCTTGTTGTAGAACTACTGACTCTACTACTCCAGTTATTTGAGATAGTCTTTTAGCAACATCCATTTTACATTTTGGACAACTAGCAGTAACTTCTTTTAATATCTTTACAAGGATCTCCTGCTTATGTTCAGTCTCTGCAATTTGAGTTGCTAATTCAGCGTTATCCAAAAGGCCAACCTCTTGAAGCATGCCGATTCTTTTACCTTCAATATCTGCAATTAACTTTAGAGCGGTAGCCTTAACGTTTAACTGTCCAGCCTGATCTGCATCCTCTACGGTCTTCCAGGCCTCTTTAATAAGCATGGCGTAATGTTGGTCTGCCCCAGAGACGGCTTCCTTTGCCCTCTCACGAGCCGTAGAATCGCTTCTAACGACCTCTTTCCATTGGTCGATATACTCTATGACCTCTGCACGTTTAAAACCCGTTAGGGTGGCAATCTGGGTAGGATTATTACCCTTCAATAATTCGCTTACTACTTTATTCATGCGGTCATAATGATCCGCTAGCTCAATTTCCATAGATACTCATTATAATCCTAGTCGACTAAAAAATCAACTGGATTTATCAATTTTTGCCTTAGCAATCTTATATAGAACTAAATATCCGATTAAATCGTCTATATCGTTGTCTCCAGCATATCCCTGATTATTCTTAACCCTATTTAATTTGTCATCAATTCTGACCTTTAATTGCTCTACTGAGTCCGCCGTCGAGAATATTCTTGCTGGATCCAAGGCTGAGTTGCCGTATGAAATATTTTTTTCAACTAACATGTGGGCTATCTCATGGCATGTATCCCATATTCTTACCCCAGCTGGCGCTCCAACTGCACGTAAATATA